GCCGAAGCCCCGGTTCTTTTAAAATAATTGTGCTTAGTTCATTAACATGAAATTGTTAGCACCTTGTGTAACTAGACATCTTTCAGATAAATAGTGTACTTGCATAGAGTCAACCCCTGAAGTTAAAGCTCCAACAGAACCTGTAACCCAAGTTTTTAACTTTCTAGACTCAGTACCTGAAGCTCTATATCTAACGTGTAAGAAAGGACGTTTCATATTCTTACCTAATTGCTCATCATATACAGAAGATACACCAGCAGGAACAACAACACCTCTAATTGCGTTAACAGTATCATTTAAACCACCTCTAGTACCTTTATCATTTAAGTATTTAAAATCAGATTTGTAAAAATCATAAGATCCACGTCTGAAACCAGAGAAACCTAGATTTAACGCCATGTCTTCTGAGTTGTCAAATACTCCGTAAGAAGTACCACCAGCTCCATAAGAATTCATTGAAGCTAACATATCATCTATAGCTAAGCTAGTAGAACGATCTACAAACATCATATTTTCTTCAATAGCTCCATTTTCATCAAATACAGCTAATATAGCGTCAAATTCAGCTAAATCAGTAGCAGCGTTAACACCAGTAATACCAGTAGTTGAATGACCTCTAGATGTAATAGCTTGGAATAAACCTTGCGTACCATCTTGAAGAGCACCACCATCAGTACCACCAATCGCGCCAGCATCAGCATGAGCAGTTTCAGCTTCTAACATTGTCATTTCTAAGTAATCAGTGAAACGAGCTCTAGTGTCACCTTCAGCTTTTAAATACCATAAGTAACCGTTTTGTCCTTCTTCACCAGAAACTTCAACCCAACCAATTGCAGTTGCATCAGATCCAGAAATTTCGTAGTAATCTCTCATAATTAAATGCTTATTAGAGTGAGATTTGAATTTTGGAGTATTTGCAGCTGTTCTTGCGTTAGATCCTTTTTCAAACTCAGAACCAATAACCAATACTCTGTGTAATTCAGAAGTAGTAGCTGTAGAGTTTAAAGCATCAGCAGAAGTCATGTGATCATCAGCGTAAGCTAATACTGTAAATTCAGCAGCGTTATCACCGTCTTCATCAATAGCAGAAATATAACCTTTAGCTGTAGCGCTAGCGCTAGTCATAATAACTATATCACCAACTCTAAGACCGTGGTCTGTACCAACAGCATTTCCATCCATATCATTTTCTACTTCATAAGTATTATTACTATCCTTATACTTACATGTGTAAGCTAAGTGTAATCTACCTTGTTCAGACCAAATTACTCGGTCAGACGCAGAAGCTTCTTCAGCTCCTACTTGAGCTAAAAATCCTGCGATTGTTCTTTTACCGTAAACCTCAGCTTCCTTCTCCATAAGGTCTGGTAAATATTGTTGAGCCCATCCTTCTGTAGCTGCAGACGTAAAGTCTACATAGTTAGATGCCAACGTTTGTTTTCTTGGAGCAGCATCTATACCGCTCGCACTTGTAATTGCCATAATTATAAATTTTTAATTGTTATTTTTTGTTTTTAATTTTAAACTTAAAATCAGAAGAATCATCACCTAACACTTTAAACTTTACACCACTTGTTTCAATTTTTCCATGACTTTGTCTTGGATTCATATTAACATTTTTAGATTTAGCAACACTATCTTTCATAGCATCGGCTTTACCTTGTTCGTAAAAGTGTTTTGCAACAGCATCAGCATTCATCGCTGTATATAGAGATTTATGATAACCTTTAGCATCTGACATTTCATTATTTTTATTCAAAAACTTTTTGACAAAATTATTAATATCACTTTGGGTTTCTTTTACCTCTCCAGTATTTTTAACATTAAATCTATATTTTTTATCACCGATATTATATTCAAAACCTTTGAACTTATCGTTAAAAACTTGATCAGTTTTCTTTAAAAAATTAGACTTTTGTGTTTCTGCTATTTTTTGATTTTCTTTTGACTCCTTGTTATATCTATTAAAGAAATTAATTGCTTTCTGTTGCTCGTTAGTGAGTTTCGATCCAGTTTTAATATCTTCATAGTATTTGGACTTTTGCCCGTCCAAGTGGCTTTTAGCGTTGGCAACTTGCTCTTTTAACGCTAGTTTTTTTCTTCGTATATCTCTTTCGCTGTCTTCTTCTTCATCGTAAGAGAAGTTATCTTCCATAAGGAAGTTTATTTCTTCAGGTGTTAAATGAGGTTTAGTTTGTTTATAATATTCATACAACAAATTTGTATCATCTAACTTACTGTAATCTTGATTTAATTTTACGTAATCTTCTAAATCACCACCAGTTTCATCCATAAAGTCCACTAACTTTTGAATATTTTCAGGAAGAGGTTTTCCAGTAGCTTCAGCTTCAGCAATTGCTTCTTCAACTTGTTCTTCTACTTCAGCAACTTCTTCTTCTGTAGAGTCTTCAGTAATTTCTTCTAATACTGGAGTTTCTTGTGTTTCTGCTTCCGGTTGTATTTCTTCTTGTTCTTGTGAGGTGTCGGCGTCGTTAGACTCTGCAACCACTCCCTCGTCGTTAGTGTTATCTTCTTTAACTTCATTTTCTTCTGGTTTTGTAGGTGGTTTACTTAAATCAACTTTAATAACGCTGTCATCTCCAGCGCTTTCAAATTTACTTTCATCAACTTGAGTAGTTTCCTCAGTTTGATTAGTCGTTTCCTGTGTAGTTTCTTCAACTACATTTTCATCTTTTTCTTCCATAATATAATATAATAATAATTAATAAATTTTATCTAGGTTCAAATCCTCCTAAATCAAATCCGCCACCTAGTATATCATTACCTGATGACTCAAAGTTTTTAGGTGGTTTACCTGATTTTCTTTGGTCTATAAGCTCACTTTGTTGTGAAGCTTGTATTTTTGTTCTTTCGTCTTTTCTATCTTCTTTTTCTCTCATAAGTTCAGCTGGATCAGATTCAACACCTTTAAGTTGCATGTTCATTTGAAACTCTAACTGCATTAGTTCTTTTTTATGTTGAACTTCTTGTGTCATTTTTTGAGTCTCTAACTGAGCTTTTATTTGTTCTAATTCTATTTTACCAGCGTTTAATACTTGATTTTTTTGAACTTCTGCTTGAGCTGCAACTTGTTGTGACTGTGCATTAGCTTGTGCTTGTACTTGTATATTTTGCTGCTGCATAGCTTGATCTCTTTGTATTTTCTTTTTTCTACGTATTTTTAAAAGTTGATTAGCAAGTTTAATATTTTTAATTTCTCTAAGATCAATAGCATCTTCTAATTCTATATTTTGTTGCTGAAGAGCCATTTGAATATTATTTTCAAGTAATTGTTTTTCTTCTTCATCAGGTGCTAATTCAATAAATATACCAAAATCATAAAGATGTAAACTAGACATTTCATCTAACGTAGCAACGTTATGCGCTCCTATAGCCTGTATAAAAGCATCGGCAGTTGGTGAGTATTCTAATATATCAGATATTCTAAGCGATAAACACTCTGCTGTTTCAGCTGTTAAAAATAATCCAGACTGTAATATATGTCTTGTTGCTGTATTTGAGTTTGCCGCTGCTAGTTTTTGTACACCAACTAAAGCGTTTTTATCAGGAGTACTACCATCTCTAGCTTCATTTAACCCGGTCACATCTCTTATCATTTGTAAATAATAATTATATGTACCAATTAAACTTTGCATTTTTTGTCCACCTGAACCAGATGATATTTCTTGAATAGGTACTTTACCTGGATTCATATCACCATCTTGCGTAAATGATCTACCAATAACAGATCCTGTTTGGAAGAACATGTTTAATGCTTCTTGTGGATTATAATTTGTTCCATTACCTAAATCTATTTCAGCAAGTCCATCGGCATCTAGATAAACTCCATCTGGAACTAACCTTGACATTACTTGTTGAAGTTTTAAATGTGTTAACTGAATCATATCAGCAAAACCAGTTATACGGCTTACTAAAGATTCTATTCTACCTTCATACATTCTTGGTGCACAAATAGCATAATTCATTTTAACTTTAGTATAATCACTTTTAGGA